AACATACACGACATACCCGTTTTATTTGGACTAATTACTGTTCTCGGAATGATTGCAGTTGCTATTTGGAGATACTTTTGAACGACTACTCAACCATCCTAATGAGAATAGAACAATCGGTGAAAACCCTAGATAAAAAATGCTTGAACAAGCGTTATGATGGGTTCATCCAAGACATAAGCGGTATTCAAAGTGATTTAATAATGCTCAGTCATTGGATAGGTGAAGAACAAGTTAAACAAAGTCAATATTTAAACAGGAGTAAAGTATGAATGTATATCAAAAACTGAACGAGGCGAGAGCCAAGTTCCACAAGAAAGCCCTCAAAAAATCTGGTCACAACAAGTTTGCTGGCTACAACTATTTTGAGTTAGGTGATTTCGTAATCCCAGCAATTGAGATATTTAACGAGGTAGGTCTTACTTCCATCATCCGCTTTGGAAAAGAGATTGCTGAGTTCATTGTTGTCAATACTGAGAAGCCTGACGAGATCATCGTCTTCACAAGCCCTATGTCTTCAGCCGCCCTCAAGGGTTGCCATGAAGTGCAAAACCTTGGTGCTGTCCAGACCTACCTTTCCCGCTACCTTTGGGTGTCGGTGCTACATATAGTCGAGCATGATGCGTTAGACGCTACAACAGGCTCTAAAGTGGTTGAAGAAGAAGGAACTCCTGACGAGGGACGGATGCTTGACTACATTGCGGCTATTCAAGCCACCACCACAGTTGATGAACTAAAGAACATCTACATCGAGGCATTTGCGGCTACTGATGGCAACAAGGCATGGCAGACCAAGATGATTGCCGCCAAGGATGCTAAGAAAAAGGTGCTGAAATGAGTGAAGTAGAACAATTAAGTCCTGAGTGGTTTGCTCAACGCTGTGGCAAGGCTACTGCATCCCGCATTTCTGACATCGTTGCTAAAACAAAGTCAGGTTATAGCACCAGTAGGGCTAACTACATGGCTCAGTTGGTAGTCGAGCGCATGACTAACCAAGTCGCTGAGTCATACACAAATAGTGCGATGGAGTGGGGCATCGAGAATGAAGGTTTTGCCCGTGCGAACTATGAGTCCAAGATGAACTTATTGGTAACAGAAACAGGTGCTATTGACCATCCAACCATTCCAATGTCTGCCGCTAGTCCTGACGGGCTTGTGGGTGATGATGGATGCTTGGAGATCAAGTGCCCAAATACTGCAACACACATTGATACTGTCTTGGGCGGTGAGATAGCAAAGAAATACTACGATCAGATGCAATGGCAGATGGTTTGTGCTAATCGTAGTTGGTGCGATTTCGTGAGTTACGACCCACGGATGCCAGAGGGACTTCAGTTGTTCATCAAACGTGTGCCCAGAGATGACAAGTACATTGGTGAACTAGAAGGAGAGGTTGTTCAGTTCTTAGCGGAAGTGGATGACAAAGTTAATAAGTTAAATCAATTAAGAGGTTAAATATGGAAAAACGTGATAACTCAGGTGTGTTGTTTAAGAACGACAAGAAAGAAAATGAAAAGCATCCTGATTACAAAGGAAACATCATGGTAGATGGCAATGAATATTGGCTATCTGCTTGGATAAAAGAGGGTAAAACAGGCAAGTTCATGGGTTTGGCAGTCTCTCCACGGGATGCACAGCCACCAACAAGCAAACCAGTTGCGTCTAATCTCAAGGATGATGACATCCCGTTTTAATCAGGAGTATGTGGATGTAGTGCTTACCAGTACAGAAATTATGGTCTGTACATACATAGGTAAGTTACGCAACCACATTACTAGCCAACACGCACAAGACCGCAAACAGGATAAGTCCTTAGATGGTGTGCAAATATCCATAAACGGGGTAATAACCGAATATGCAGTTGCCAAGTTCCTCAAGTTGCCATTTGATCTAAATTGTGACTTCAGGAAATTTGGTGCTGATCTAGTAACCCGCAAGGGTAAGACGATAGATGTTAAATGCACAAGCAAGATTGGTGGTCATCTTAATGCTGTTGTCTGGTCTAACACTAAACCAGTTGATGTTTTTGTCCTGACAGAGATACACAACACTTGTGTTCGCCTAGTTGGATGGATAAACAGCAAGGATTTCCTGCTAGAAGAGAACTTGTTTGATGTCGGCAATGGGGAGTATTATTCAGTCAGACAGTCCGAGTTAATACCATTTGAAGGAAACTACCATGAGTGAAGTCTTAATCTTTGTAGCAGGAATGATTGCACCTGCCTTTGTAAGTGCAGTTCTAACCCTTTTTAAGTGCTTTGAGGACGTAATCAGGAGCAAGGTCAAGTGATAGAGACAATCCTCACTATCTTTGTCTTACTCATACTAGGCGCACTTATAGGCGTAGGCGTGTTATTCGCTGTCCTATGGTTTAGCCAAGAGAAGTAATGGAAAAACTTATGCTAACTCAATCTCGATTGAAAGAAGTTCTTTCTTATGATCCTGAAACTGGATTGTTTACAAGAGTTTCTACTAAGACTAGATATAAGGCTGGCTCTATATCTGGCTCTCCACAAAACAAGGGCTATGTTCAAATAATGATTGATTCATATAATTATTTGGCGCACAGACTTGCTTGGTTGTATGTTTATGGAGAATTTCCAAAAGGTCAAATAGACCACATAAACAGGATAAAAACAGACAATAGGATTGCCAATCTTAGGGATGTTGATAACTCAATAAATCAACTAAATATTGGCGTTAGAAAACATAACTCTAGTGGCGTAACAGGAGTTATGAAAGACACAAGATCAAACAAGTGGGTTGTGCAACTTATCTTTGACAACAAAAGACACTATCTTGGAAGATATGAAACTGTTGCAGAAGCAAAGATTGCCAGAGAAGAAAAGGAAAAAGAACTTATGCGCCTAAAACTTCAAGTGCATGGTTTGTATGCTTGACCCTATCTTCATACCCGATAGTCCCGCCATTTATCCGTTTGGTTAAGGCTAACCAATCTCCAGACTCAGCGATTTGATTGCAGTTATGAGTCGCCCAATACCAGCCAGCACTTATAGCGGCATATTGGGCAGTTCTCACTAGGTCTGGTTGCATCACAAAGTCAACCCCACAAGCCTTCCCTGCGTGGTAGAAATTATCGTGTCCCGTCAACTGTAACCAACCTGATCCACGAAACCGATACCCGTCACCAGAGGCTTCATCCCTATTTCCCATACGATTGCCGTAAATCCTGTTGGCAATACGTTTAGGCTGTCTTTCGTATGCCTTGGCCTCTTCAGGCGTAAATCCCCATGCCCTTTTAGGTGTTCTAGGGAACAATTTGAGCAATGTTTCAGCCCTATACATTAAATTTTCTTCAAGTGTCTTAAAGTTACCGCACTCATGACCGCATTGAGCAATGAAAGCCGCCTGTTGTCTAACTGTGTTTATATTCCACTTCTGGAATGTTTCTCTAAAGACACCCTCCAAACTAGGATCAATGTGTAGTTTTACCAATTGGTCAGCGTTTACTGTCATTTACTTTCTCCATTACTGCTTGGTAGGCTGATATACACGCATTTAACTGCAATGTGTTTCTATCCCCTTGGGCTACTATTTCTGCGATGGCGGCAAGGGTTTGTCGTTCTGCTTCGTCAGCAGTTGAGTTAGCCTGTCCGTTAGGTTGGCTTCCCGTTTGGTTGCTATTTCCACTGGCAACGGGGGTATTTGAACTGGTTTGAACGCAACTTGGGGTCGGGAGGCGCACCCTACCAGCACGAATAGCACGATCAAGACTAGACTGTTTTTCAGTAATGGCATTGTTTGCCTCCATCAATTTAGTTGAGTTTTCAGTAAGTTGTTTTGTGAGTTCTTGCTCTTTTACACGGGATTCTTCGTTCTTGACAGCAATCTCTGCTTGCATCTCAATATCACGATCATCCCATCCTTTATGGTGTCCATAGAAATACACGCTCACAGCCACCAAGATAGCACCCAATATCACCCAAGGATTAGGAATCATTGNTCAGCCCTCGCTAATGCCCTCTCATTGGCTATTTNNTCNTTNNCAGGGTCAATATAGTCAGGTGGAGTAGTAGGTGGTGGTGGCGCTCTCCATTCCTCATCCAAAGGAGGATTTACCCATACAGGCAAATCATTAGAAGTAACCGATTGTGGTGCGCTTACAGGTACAGGCGTAGTTGGGGGTGGAGTGATAACAGCAGGGGCAATCTTCTCAGCCAAGGCTTTAGCACCTTTATTAACAGCAAACATACTTACGATTGTGGTGATACTGCTTGCCATGATAAGCACAATATCGTTTAGCATCTTGGTAAATGCTTGGTCAATAGGAGCCATTGACTTTATAGGTTGGGTGACAAATATCACCGAATACAGCATAGAACTGACAATTCCACCAAAAACAAACATTAAAACAATAACCACAAATGCCCATACAACGGCTTGAATGATTGTTACCAATTCATCAACTGTTT